ACTCAGGTCAAGTCCGTTTTGCTGGTGCAGCCAGGCGATGTAGCGGTTGAGGTGCTGCCGGTACGAGATGAGGGTGTTCGGCGATTTGTTGGTCGCCTGCTTCGTCTGGAGAAAACGATCCAGCCAGGCCGACCACAAAGCGATTTGTTCATCAGTCGCCATATTCAAGTCCTTCCGCATCTGGAGTGGCGCTGAGATCATCCGGGAGTGGGAGATGGCAGCGCTTAACAGCACGGACGATTTGCAGCACAAAGAGAAACGCGGCCCGACCCATCGCCGATTCAGGAGGCAAGGGCAGTGTCGCGTTCGTCAAATATAAAAATTTCGGAGCGTTACGCTTGGAGGTTTAACGCATAGTCGCCCTCACAGACTAGAGGAGAATTACGATCATGTCAACAGTTTTGGAGAAAGTGACCCACGAAAACGCCGCGTTGGAGTATGGCGCGGCTGAGACAAAGAGGCGGAGGCCGGGCGGCAAGAAAGTATACAAGCCGCACATGGCGACCAAAGTGCGTTGGGGAGTGGAGGACAGTATGAAACGGCTACTTGCGGCAGAAGAAAAGATGGAGAGGGTCTTGGCGTGGCTGAACGAAACCACCGAAACCTACGCAGCCGACATCGATGATCGCGGGCGGGCGCATTTGGGCAAGTTGGAGCGCGAGCTATTTGGACTGGCGCTGGATGTGTCGAAAGCCAAAGAGTATATGGCTGCCATCCTCGCCGAGAGCAAGCGCGCCAAATGATCGCATACCCGGGCGAATGGTGGGTCACCCTATCCATCGCCTGTTGGATGGTGATCCTGCTGTGGCTTGCCGCGATCTGGGCGCGGCGCAACTGGTAACAAACAACAACCCCACGGCTGATCGCAGGGCAGCGCAGCACGTGGGGCCAAACAAGAACGAGGGGATTCTAGCAAATGGATAGTCAGGATTCAAGCGGGTGGGGAGCGAAAAAGGATAGAGAGAAGGGTACAGGTTTGGGGGAGGGTGCGTTATGAGCCTATTGCCTTTGATCCTTGACAGAATCGAGGACGCGGACTTGCCGATCGCAGTCTATCGCACGGCGGTGAGAATTGCCCGCCTTCTGGACGACAACGGGCAAGCGATTATGAGCTGGGAAGAATACCAGACGTTGACCGGCTGCCACCATGCCGACGCCGCGCGCCGCCACCTTCGCACGATGGGAGCAAGGGGACTGATTGACTGGCGCGGCGGCGCAATAACCGTCATTACTTGGAAGATTGACGCCGATTTGTTGGCAGAAAACAGGCAGCTACTGTCGGAAAACGCGCAGCTAGTGTCTGAAAACAGACTCCTACTGCGCGTTGACAATAACGAAGAACAGGCAGCTACTGTCGGAAAACGCGCAGTAGGAGTCGGAAAACAGGCAGATAGTGTCGGAAAACAGGCAGTAGCTGCGCGTTCCAGTCATACGCGCGTTTTAGGTAGGTTAGGTAGGTCTTTATCTACTACCAATACTAGTAAGAGGAATAAACCTACCTACCCACCTACCTCCCAAACCAAAAACAAACCGCCGCCGTTACGGGGCGATCAGCAACTTGCGTTTGAGCTGCTAGTTGATAGCGAGGTTGGCGTGATCCACAGCGTGGCGGATGATCTGGCGCGCAAACTGCCACCACAGGACATTTACCGCGCCGTGGACAAATGGCTGCCGGATGCCCAAGTGGGCAAGGTGACGGCTGGCGTGCTTAAGCATCGCCTGGAAAAGCTCAAGCCATCCAGCGCCCAGACGGTGAAGCTATCCGCCGCCTTCCGTGACAGTGAGCTCTTCCACCGCCACAGGCTGCCGGATGAGCTGGTGGCAGATGGCAAGCGTAGCTACAACCTCGACGATTACCAAAACAATACGCCGAACAAGCGTTACAGCAGGGAGGCCGCGCCATGAGCGCCACCCTCTTTACTGACACCTACGGCGAGCTGGGCTTACCCTTGCACTACTGGGGCCACCGTGACGGCGCAACGCGGGCTGCCATCCTGGTCTATGTGCGCCACATGGCAGACCCCAGATTCGAGCCCGAGCCGACAGCGGACGAGTTGCGCCTCGTTGTGGAATACTGTGCCTATTTTATCAATGCACCGTGCTGGAAGTGGCCCAAGCACGAGCTGGGCATGTTGCGTGCTTCGATTGAGCACGTCAAGACGGCGCACGAGCTGGCGACTTGGCTGTGGGGCTGCAGCAGCATCGGGATAGATCCGCTATGATGGCAAACCCAAGATTGGGACAGACCGTGCAGATTTGGTACAAAAAGAGCCTGGCCGATTGGTTTCCGCTGCACGGCAAGATTGGCACGGTGGTCATCGTCTGCAAGGCGCGCAAATGTCGTAATCACGGCGTGCTAGTGGAGGGCAGGATGTACGCGGTGCCCTGTGGAAATTTGAGAGCATGGAGCGACCCGCTATGAATCCTACCGAGCCTGGCTTTTGGATATTCAACGGCATTAGAGCCGTCCAGAATAACCAGTACCGCCACATTCACGCGCCGGTCGAAATCGTCTATGTGTGGAACCGGCGCGGGCGTGAGTTGGCGGTCAAGCTGATTGGGCGGCAGCAAGCTATAAGACTTGATGCGTTCTGTGGGGAGTGGCAGCGGTTGGAACTGGAGCCGACACCATGAGAGCACGCAACACCTTGACGTTTGAACAGCGCCAAGAGCGGCGGCGCAAGGCCAAAGAGAAGCCGGCCAAGAACTATTATGAGCTCCAAAAGTACAAGACGCTCAAGTATAAGTACGCCCTCATTGAGGATGAGGCAAAGCGCCAACAGATGCAAGAGGCGGCGCTCAAAATTCATACTTGCGAACGGCGGGCGGTGCAAGACTTGATCACGATTGGGCAGGAGTTGATCGCCGTCAAAGCGCTCTTGCCCGACAGGTTTACGGAGTGGATTGACGAGGAGTTTGGCTACAGCAACGGCAGCGCCCACGACTTTATGAACATGGCGATCCGGTATTCCAAATTTCCAAAGTTTGGAAATTTGGGAATCAGCAGCGCCCGCCTTTTGTCGCCTCCATCCGTGCCTGACGCGGCGATTGTGGAGGCGATTGAGCTTGCCGAAACAGAGGGTAAAATCACCCTGGCAAAGACGAGGGAGATCATCGGCTACCACAGGCCGCCCAAGCCAAAACAACTGACCAGCCCAACGCGTGAGGAGGACACCATAGACGCCGAATACACGGTCATGCCATCGGCGCCAGCGGGGGATTTGGTGAGGCTGCGGCATGAGCTTCGACTGAAGATGATCGACGGTGCAGCACACAAAGTATTCATGCCATTCTTGACCCGTGACGAGCATGATGAGCTGTTCATTGCGCTGACGCGGGCGCTGGAGGGACGAGAATCCCATCCCCTCGCGTAGCCATGCCGGTCGTGCTTTGGCTGCCCATGCTGCCCCATTCCCGTCCCTATTCGGCGGCGGCGGCGGGACCGAGACGAGGGCCAGGCGGTGCTGGGCCGTAATCATAATGCCTACGCGATCATACTGTTAAAGGAGGAATTTGTGATTGAAAACTCAGACGCCAAAGCAGGGTGGCGCTGGCGCATCAACCCCAGGAATAATCGCGCGGTGCAGGTCAAGCCCAACCAGCATGGCGCTCGCTGGAAAGACTATGAAACCTATGATTGTCCTGCCATCGCGCTGGAGGTTGTGCTGGCCTGTCAGGGCTTAACACCGCCATTGGATGAGGAGGAGGTGCAACCGTGAGCAGTCTAACAGCAGAGGAGCTGGCTGCACTAACCAAATCGGTTAATGAGCGCCTGGCGGAGTTTGGGCCTAATACGCTGGGCAGCCTAAGCGTTGGCGTGGTGCGTTTGACGTGCGAGGTCTTTGTCGAGTGGCAGGAGGATTCAGAGCGCGCCTTTTATGATGCGCTCAACCGCCAGGCCGCGCTTGAGGTTGTTCCACAACATACCAACGGCACGCTGCCGCTGCTCACGAAGGGGGATGCGTTGGACGAAGTTGAGATTGACGAGCTAACTGACCTGGACGAAATTGACGACCTCGACGAGATTGACGACGAAGCACCCAAGCCCAAGATCACCGATGCTCGCCGCCGGCAGCTGGACAAGCTCAAGCACCAGCGCCGGTGCAAGATGGATTACCAGCTGCCGGCCAGCACAGGACGCAAGGGCAACGTGCTGCCGTCCCTAGAGCAAATTGTCGCCGAGCTGCAGCGGCTTTCGCTGGGCACGGGTGTCATGCCCAGCATTGCCACCTTCGATGCGGCGCGGCCTGGCAACTGGGCGACGGCCGGCGCACACATGCAGCGTCTCAACATGAGCTGGATCGATCTGGCGCAAGAGGCGGAGCTGCGCCCGCGCCAGCGCGCAGGAGAAGCGGCGAAGGAGGAGAGATGAGCGCCACCACCAAGCTGCCCTACGCCCAGATGCGCCCCGTCGCCAGCGCGGTCGTGGATCGCCTTGCCGACGCCTGCCATCGCATCGCAATCGCCGGCAGCCTGCGCCGTTGCGCGTCGATGGTCGGCGACATTGAGATCGTGGCCGTGCCTAAGTTGGATGTTGACCTCTTCGGCAATCCAACCAGCGTCAGCCAAGTGGATCATTTGCTGGCATCATGGCCCATTCAGTTGCTCAAGAATGGGCCGAAGTTCAAGCAGTTCAGCTTTACCACTACGGTCGGCAACACCTACACGGTGGATTTGTTCTTGCAGCCTGACCCAGCCACATGGGGCGTGAATTTTTTGATCCGCACCGGCAGTGCTCTCTTCAGTCAGAAGATGGTGACGCCCAAGTGGCAGGGCGGCTATATGCCGAATGAGTACCGGGTAGAAGATGCGCGGGTATGGAGTGGCGGCGGAAAGATGCTGACACCAGAGGAGCAGGACATTTTTGAGTTATGGGAAATGGACTTCATTTCCCCGGAGAAACGCTAGACATCAAGACGATACATACCCTTTTGGTTGACGCGGCGCGCGGCTAGTGTTATCCTAACGCGTAGAAGGCCCGTCAGCCGCTAGGCTGTGCGCGAGCCTTCTGTTTTTCATGGCCGTCTCATCACAGCCACCTATAATGCACAGTCGAAGCGGCTGGCGAGCTATCTCGCCGGCCCTTTTTTTATTTCCTCCCAAAACGCCATGCAAGACTGGACGCCGCTCTTTTATGTTATCGGCTATGCCCTGGTCGCCATTGTCGCCCTATGGATGGTGGATGCGCGGGCAGCACGCGCTGCCAAAGAGCAGCGTCGATGCTACGAGGACGCGCTCGCCACGTTGCATGAACGCGTCTGCGATCTCTACGTCGAAAACCAGGATTTGAAGGCGGAACTGGCCGACCAGCGCCGCGCCCTGGCGGCAATGGATTTGAGCGTCTACCAGGATGTGGAAGCGTGATTGAGTGGCCGATTGTCATCGGTGGATATTTGGCCATTGGCAGCATTGCGCTCTATCTGCAATATCTGAGCTTTCGCCTGAGCCTGGATCGCTTAAGCGCAGAGCATGAGCGGCATACAGCAGATTTACGCATGATGATTGAAGTCTTGCAACTCATGATCATGCAGGGACAAGAAACGCCACGGCCCAACAGAGTCACCCATGCGGAGTTAGACCTATGACCGGCTACCAATATCAAATTTCCGAACGCAATCCCCGCGCCGTCGAGGTGAGATACAAGCAAGCGCACGCCGGCCGCCCAACGCTGTGGCGCTTATACCAACTATGCGTTTCCGAGGACGATGCTGAGCGCATGCTGGGGTTGTTGCAAGAGCCGTTGGTTTTGGTGCTTTGCCACAGGGACGGGAGCGATGGAACGTCTGAACAAAGTGGCAAACACCAAAAGGAAGTGGCCGAGGAGGTGACGCCGTGATCGAAAGCATCGCCGGAGCCAAGAAGTACCGGCAGTCGCCCAGCAATCCGCGCATGGTGCAAGTGCAGCCCAGTTACGGGCGCACGTGGGTGGACTATGCGCCGCGTGATACACCGCAGGAAGCGCGGGCGCTGGTCTTGGCGCTGGCCATGAGGAAGGACGAAACGCAAGAGATGGAAGCGGTGCAGGATTGAACCTCTATGGTATGCACGACGCCAGCGCAGATTGGGCGAGTCTCATCCGCGACGCCGGCATGAGCGGCTGGGCCGTGCATAGCGAGAGCATCGGCGCCGACCCAGGCGACCGCAGCGGCGGCAACTATACCTGGCTGGCCGCCTACGGGGTGACGCCGATTGTGCGCCTCAACTACTCGCACCACGGGGAAGGAACCATCCCGCTGCCCGACCGCTACGATGCCTTTGCCGTGCGCTGTGCCAACTTTGTCACGGCCTCCAGCGGCTGCACGCATTGGATCATCGGCAATGAGCCAAACCTGGCCGGCGAGCGTTGTCAGGGCGTGCCCATTACCGCGCGGCAGTATGTTGACTGCTACAAACGCTGCCGCAATATGATTAAGCAGCGTGGCCTGCAGCATCTTGTCTATCCCGCGGCCGTGGCGCCTTACAACGTAGATACAGGCTGGTGCATGGACTACTGGCACGAAATGCTCTCTCTGCTGGCGCTCAATCAGAGCGGCGATGCTGGCGCCGATGGCCTAACCATTCATACCTATTCGAGAGGCGCCAACCCGGAGAGCATCTATTCGGAAGATAAGATGGACTACCCCTACGACCAGTGGCGCAACGGCTTCCGCGCCTACAAGGATTTCCTCGGCCTGGTGCCGGCATCGATGCGTGGGCTGCCCGTCTACATCACCGAAACTGACCAGAACGTGCGCTGGAAAGATGCCAACAGCGGCTGGGTGCGCAATGCCTATCAGGAGATAGACGCCTGGAACCATGCCGCCAGCAATCAGAAGATTAGCTGCCTGTGTCTCTACCGCTGGGAGAATCATGACCAGTGGGTGATCAGCACCAAGAACGGCGTCATTGACGACTTTAAGGCGGCGGTCAGGCGCGGCTACCAAGCGCCGGCTCCCTCGCCCATCCCAGAGCCGCCTCAGCCGTGGCCACCAGACCCACAGCCGGAGCCGCCCATGCCAACACCAGAACCAGACATCGAGTGGGATCCGCGCCTGTCCCTACGCGGCTGTGAGCTGACGGTCGCCGAAGCCGCCGCCGGCCAGACGGTCTGGCGCTGCGTCAGCGGAGAGTGGTTTAACCAGGAGCAGGCGCAAAATCGCATCAACACTTTTGTGACGGTGCTGGATGAGAACGAGCAGCTGCTGACCGGCGTGCCGATTACGTGGTATTGGCAATCGGGCGAAGATACCCAGCCCAGCGAGGTCAAGCACGACCCGTGGCTTGGGCATCCGTACAGCAAAGACTTCGGCATGTACAATGTGGCTCCTTCCTATGGCATCAGGATAGCCGACGGCAACCCGACCGATGTGCTTTGGGGTATGGGTCTAGGCAGCATCGCGCAACCTGATTACAAGATTCACACTTCGTATGCTTTTGTTTTTCAGCGCGTCAGAGCAGAGCGACCAGTGCCGCCCATCCCGCCCATCGAGCCGCCTATCAAGCCGCCAGTGGAGCGTGAGCTGGTGCATCCGTTGCCAGGGGCCGTTATCACGCAAAACTTCTATGAGGAGAGCGACGCTTACGAGCAATATGGCTTTAGGGCACATAACGGAACTGACCTCGGCGGCCGTCCACTGCGCACGCCGGTTCGCAGCATGGCCAGCGGCATTGTCGCCTTTGCCGACTTTGACGCCGGCTATGGTCACTATGTGAGGATGGACTATAGGGACTTGGACGCTTACGTCATGTACTGCCATTTGGATGAGCCAGGGGCAACGGCGGGCACGCGGCTGCAAGCGGGCGACATGGTGGGTCTGTTGGGGTCAAGCGGCAATAGTACGGGAGCGCATCTGCACCTTGAAGCCCGTTTGCAGAACAAAGACGGCACCTACCGCGAAGATACGCCTATGAGTAAAGGCCGCATAGACATTCGCACGTGGGCGGCGATGTACGGATTGAAGATTTAAGGAGGTTCATCGTGGATAGGATTTGGACGCTTCTGGGAATCATCGTAGCGGTCTTATATGTCGTGTTGATCCTAGCGGGGCTAGGCTCCACCTTCGTCAACCTGATGGAGCCGGCCGCCATCATCCTGGTGGGAATCGGCGTAATCACCGGGCGTTGACATGCCGAGGGGAGATATTGTTGCCTTCATGATAGTCATCGGGGTAGCGTTGATCTTTGCCGAAGTCCAAACCAGGCAGACGGCCACGATCCGCTGGTTCCTGCTTGCTGTCCTGTGGACGGTTCTGACGGCGCTGCTGCTCGCCGTGGCAAGTGGCTGAAAAGGAAAACCCGCTTATGGACGAACAAAAAGAGTATGCCGCATTGCGCGAAGGTTTGGCCGAATACGCGCACGATGCGTGGGCCGGTTGGATGAAGTACATGTTTGAGAAGGGGACGCTGAATGAGGATGGCACATACACAATGCCAGCCTGGGCAGTCATGCGCTGGCAGCGGCAAGCGAATACGCCCTACGCCGAGCTGCCTGAAGAGGAAAAGGAAAGTGACCGCCTTGAGGCTGACCGCATGATTGAAATTATGGATAGAACGCCAACGGTCACAGCCAACAAAGAAAAACCGGCCTAAGCCGGTTCTAATTCCATCTGCAATTGAGTAAGCTTTAGCGGCTGCCTATGTGCATTTTTCGGATGTTCTACCACCCGCTGGCGGTGCACTACTTTCTGCACCGCTTCTTCCAGGCCAGGCGGCATTTGGTACGGCTCTTTTTCGACCAGGTGGAAGTCACCGGCGGCAATGCGCTCAATCAAAGTGCGCCAAGAGTGCTGCCGAGCCTGCGGGCCACGCGTTGAGCGAGAGTTGGTTTGGACGGCGAGCGCTTCTAAGGCCGCCCACAGGTCGGGTGTCATTGACAGGTTGCGTTGTTCGTATAGGGTAGGCATGTGTGCTCCTTTCGCATATTACGCGTAATATAGCATGGATGTGCTATGCGATCAAGATGACGAGCATACATTTTTGACAGGTACGGGCAAGGTTAGTTAGGTAATATCAAGTTGGGAAGTTGGTAGGTATGGCGCTTTCAGCCAAACAGAAGGCATTTATCGAGGAATATTTACGCTGCTGGAATGCAACCGACGCTTATCAAGCCATTTATCCAAAGTCGAGTCGGGATGCCGCCAGAGCGAACGCTGCGCGATTGATAGCAAATGATAGCATTTCTGAAGAACTCCAGCGCCGCATAGACGAGCGCGCAATGTCCGCCAATGAAGTATTGGATCGCCTCGCCGAGCAAGCGCGGGCGGACTACAAAGATTTCCTGGTCGTGGCCCCAAACGGCGACATTGCGCTCGACATGGCCAAGGCCGAAGGCAAGACGCATCTCATCAGGCGGGTAACGCAGAAGCGCACGGTGCGGAGGCTGAAAGATGCCGAAATTGATGAGACTTCCCTGACCTTAGAGCTGCACGACGCCCAGGCCGCGCTGGTGCAGCTCGGCAAGCATCACAAGTTGTTTACGGACCAGGTGCAGCAATCGGGCGAGGTTATCGTGAGGGTGCAGTATGGCACCGAAGGAACTGATAGTACGCCTAAGTAAACCACATCCGAAGCAGCGCGAATTTTTGCGCTGCCCGGCCAAGCGCATTGTCGTGCGCGCAGGCCGGCGTGGCGGCAAGACGGTTGGCATGGCGATCAAGGCGGTCGAGTGTTTCTTAAAGGGTCGTCGGGTCCTCTATGCCGCGCCCACGGCTGACCAAATCAACACCTTTTGGCGACATGTTCGCGACGCCTTGCAACCTTGCATCGATGCCGGGCTATACTACAAGAATGAGACGGAAAAGACCATTGAACTGCGTGGAACGGAACAGCGCATTAAGGCAAAAACAGCCTGGAACTCCGACACGCTTCGCGGCGATTACGCTGACCTCCTTATTCTGGATGAATGGCAAATGATGAATGAGGATGCCTGGGGTGTGGTCGGCGCGCCGATGCTGCTCGATAACGATGGCGATGCGGTCTTTATCTATACGCCACCCTCTTCGCGCACAGCAGGCGTGAGCAAGGCCCATGACAAGAAGCATGCGGCCAAGCTCTTTGCGGCTGCGCAGGCAGATACTACTGGACGCTGGGCCGCCTTTACCTTTAGCAGCCATGATAACCCGCATCTGAGCCATGAAGCGCTTAACGAGATCGCCAGCGACATGAGCAATTTGGCCTACCGCCAGGAAATTTTGGCCGAGGACATCGACGAAGTTCCGGGAGCACTGTGGACGCGAGCGATCTTAGAAAAGAACCGCATCAAGGTTGCTCCTTCGCTCTACCGCATCGTGGTGGCAGTAGACCCAGAAGCAACGGCGACGGCCACCAGCGCCGAGACTGGCATCATTGTGGCCGGCGTGGATGAAAACGAGATCGGCTACCTGCTGGAAGATTGCACACTGCGCGGATCTCCTGCTGAGTGGGGGAGTGCCGTTGTGCGCGCCTTTGACCGCTGGGACGCCGACCGCATTGTGGCCGAAACCAACAACGGCGGCGACATGGTAAAATTTGTGGTGGAGGCGGCGGCCAAAGAATTGTATCGCCAGGAGGAGCGCCGCAGCGATCGCGTCCCTTACAAGCAGCTCCACGCCAGCCGCGGCAAGCATACGCGCGCCGAGCCGGTGTCTACCCTCTATGAGAATGGGCGTGTCAAGCATGTGGGTGCGTTTGCCGAATTAGAGGATCAGTTATGCACTTGGCTGCCCGGCGACACCAGCCCCGACCGCCTCGACGCCGCCGTCTGGGCCTTTACGGAATTGATGCTGGCCGACAAAAAACAAGCCGGAACCTGGTAGTAAAAGGAGCAATTCATGCAAGACATCATCTTAGTTGCCAACAAAGACGGGCGACCCATCGGCGGCATCCAGCGCCCCACCGTTAACGCCCGCAGCATCCTCAGCGACCGCCTAGCGCTGGGCAGCTATGGCAGTAGCCACAACGGCACGCGTGACTATTTCGAGGTGCTCGGCTATCCCAGGCAATTGGGCATCAATGACTATCTCATCAAATTCGAGCGCGATCCCTTGGGAGGGCGCATCGTCGAGTTTCCGCCCCATGAGACGTGGCGAGATACGCCGACGGTCAAGGATGGGCGCGACAAGAACGCCCTCGACGATACCGCCTTCGCCCGCACCTGGAGCGACTTTGCCGAGCGGCTGCGCGTCTATCACTACTGTCAGCGTGCCGATACGCTGTGTGGAATCGGGCGCTTTAGCATCCTCCTGATTGGCGTCGCCGGCGGCGAATCACTCGAAACAGAAGTCACGCGCGTAGCCAGCCTCGACCAGCTGCTCTACCTGCGCCCCTACGGCGAACAGTCGGTCGAGGTGGCGGAATACGAGAACGACCCGCAGAGCCCGCGCTTTGGCCTGCCGCGCATTTACACCGTGACCTTTGCCGATACCAGCACGCCGGGCAATGTTGGCACCGTCCAGCGCCGCGTCCATGCCAGCCGCGTGATTCATGTGGCGGAAGGGCTGCTGGAAAACGATGTCTACGGCCTGCCGCGCCTGCAACGCGTCTATAACCTCCTGGATGACATTCTCAAGCTGGTAGGCGGCTCGGCCGAAGCCAGTTGGCTGCTGATGCGTAAAGGCTTTGTGCTCAATATCGACCCTGACACCGAGCTGAGCACCGAATCAGCCGCTGCCATCGAGGAGGAGTTTGCTGAGTACGAGCATGGCCTGCGCCGCTTTATGAAAACACGCGGCGTCACCGTCAGCGACCTCGGCAGTGATGTGGTTGACCCGGCCGGCCCCTTTGGCGTCATCATCGGCCTGATTTCGGCCGCTACCGGCATTCCGCAGCGCATCCTGCTGGGCAGCGAACGCGGCGAGCTGGCCTCGTCACAGGATGCCTCGCACTGGGCGGGGGCGATTGCCAATCGCCAGCTCAACTTTGCCGAACCGACTATCCTGCGCCCGCTGATTGACCGCCTGCTGACCTGGGGCGCCTTGCCGGCGCCGACGCAAGGGCGCTACTCGGTTGTGTGGGATGCGCTCTTCGAACTCAACGACCAGGAGCGGGCCCTGATTGGCGCCACCTGGGCCGATGCCATCCAGAAGCTCAGCGCGGTCTATGGTATGCCGCCGATCTCGCTCGAAGAGTGGCGCGGCGACTTTACGCCCTTCCCCGGCGAATTGCCTGAGAGCGCGCTGGAACCTGTGCCGCCCGTGCAGCCCGCATCCATGCCGGGACAGGACGTACTCGAACAGGTTGGCGAGCTGGTCGGCAACGCCGGCTATCGTGGGCCGGAAGCCATTGCCTTGGTGCAGGCGGCGGCGCGGCTCATTGCGAGGAATGGTCATGACGCCTGAAGAACTCCAGAAGTGGGCTGAGTCCCAAATCCAGGCGTTGATCAGCATCGGCATCGACGCCATCGAGGCCGAGCGCAGCGTCAACTGGGTGCTTCAGCACTTGCCGCCTGGCGCCGACCCGCACACCTATGTCTTTCCGGCTGAAACGCTGTACGAACCATTGGACGAAGAGGCGGTGACGGATGCGCGAGCGGATTGGTATTCTGCCGACGAGATTCCAAAAAAATACAAACGACTTCTGGACGCACGCTAGTCCGCTGCCTGGCTATACCTGGGCGGGCGATATTGGGCGCTATCGCTCAAACGACACTGGGCGCTTCGTTTCGAGACGGGATATTCTGGGCCTGCTTGACTCGTCGGCTGCCGCCGCTGAAAAGCAGATCGCGTCGCTGACCAACGTGGTGATGGAAGGGCGCATCTCTCCCATCGTTTGGCAGGAGCAAATGCGCACCGAAGTCAAGCGCCAAGTGATCCAGCAGGCGGCTCTGGGCAGCGGCGGTTTTGACCGAATCAGCCAGCAATCCTATGGACGAGCTGGGGCAGATCTACGCCAACTTTACGCCAAAATCAGCGGCACGGCTGCCGACATTGCCGACGGCAAGATTAGCATGGCGCAGGCACAGGCACGGGCGAATGAGTACGCGGGGCATGGACGCAGCCACTTTTACAGCGCCGAACGTGAAAAGGTACAGCCGTCGGCGCCCAACAAGGTCTTTATCGAGCGGCGGATGTTGGGTGGTGGTGGCAAGACTTGCAAAGACTGCGTGAGCTTCTACGATGCCGGCTGGCAACCTTTCGGCCTGCTGCCGCCGCCGGCGAGTGACAGCGTATGCGGGGGCAACTGTAAATGCAGCATGATCCGGCAAGAGATTGAGGCGGGGACGGAGGGCGAGTGGATCGGCACTAAAAAATGAGCGAATCACGCACGCCCTACTTAGCGCAGCCGAAAGCTGTTGCGCAAAACGACAAAAGGTGTGATACGATTATCGTCAACCGCGCAGACCTGGAGAAGGAGCACAGCTTACTGATTGCTCGCCTGCACTTGCTGCGCAAGCAACTCGGCTACCAACCGCTGACGCAAAAAGAAGAACGCCGCCAAAAGTAGCAAGACAAACTAAATAATCTCGCCTCAAGAGGAAATCACAGGGCGCAACTTGGTATCAACCAAGATGCGCCCTTTTTTTGTTTGGAAATTTCCCACATGAACGCACTGCAATTCTCCACCCATGCCATATCCAGCACCAAAGAAATCACACACGGCGGCCGCCGCTATTTGGTGTCGCCGGTGGTGGCGCTGCGCGAGGGCATCCTCAACGGCGTCTATGTCAGCGCCATCGAGTTTGGCAAGCATGTGCAAAGCTGGAGCGGTAGACCCGTTCCGCTCGGCCATCCCAAAAACGAGGGCGGCTACATTTCGGCCAACTCGCCCGATGTTTGGGCCAACGATGTGCCGGGCCATTTGTGGAACGTGGAAGCCGACGGCGACAAGCTGAGGGGTGAAATCTGGATTGACCTGGCCAAAGCCGAACTGATGGGTGAGCGCGCGCTCAGCATCGTCAACCGCCTGCGCGCCAACCAGCCGGTCGAGGTCAGCACCGGCTACTTTGCCGACCACGATAGTGTCAGCGGCACTTGGAAGGGGCAGCCGTATCTGGGAGTTGCCCGCAATATCCGCCCCGACCATCTGGCCCTTTTGCCCGATGAGGTGGGCGCCTGTAGTTGGGCGTACGGGTGCGGCACGCCCAGAGTCAATAGCGAAGAAGGAGAGCAGGGGGAGCCTATGGTTGATGAAACAGGGCTATTCGAGCGATTCCTAGGCTGGTTCCGCCAGCGCAAGGAAGATGAAATTATCGGTAACGAGTCCGCACCTCTCCGTGCGGAAGAAATCCAACAGGAGGTCGAAATGACCAAAGAGCAGTTAGTTGCTGGGCTTGTCACCAATTGCAAGTGCAAGTTTAGCAAAGAGAAGTTGGAAAGCTGGGATGTCGCCGACCTGACGACATTGGCAGCGAGTTTTGCGGCCAACGAGGAAGAGGCAGCGCCGGAACCGGCTCCCGCACCTGAAGCAGAAGCGCCGCACCGCATCAGCCGCCCCGAAACTGTAACGGCCATGTCGCCGGAAGTTGCCGCGGAGCTTGCTGAGCTGCGCAGCCTGATCAAGGGCTTGACCGCCAACAGTGACCGCGAAAAGGCCGGCGTGGTGGCGGCGATTGTCGCCAATGCGCGTGGCGCCTGGAGCGAAGCAGAGTTGATGCGCTATGACCTGCCGAAACTGAACCAGATTCATGGCAGCTATCAGCCGCGTGACTATTCGGGCAATGGTGGCTATGTGCGCACCAACAGCGTCGAAGAAGAAGAGCTGCTGATGCCGTGGCCGGATGAATTCAAGAAGATGGGGGCCTAATTATCATGGCAAGTACTACTCCGCACACCATTGTGCTGCGTTCCAACAATCGTGACAACGGTATGCAGCGCCCGATGGAGGCGCCCGTCCAGGCCGCCGCCACCGTCAAGCCCGGTATGCTGCTGGACTTCGGCACCACCAACACGGTCAAGCCGCACGCTACCGCCGGCGGCAACCGCAACGGCAACAAGGTCGCCATTGACAATCCCTGGGCGACCGATACCACCGTAGCGGCGATTGATGCCAGCTACACCGCCGGGCAGACAGCCGGCTATGTCCACGGCGTTCCCGGCGATGTCTTGTATATGTGGATCAAGACCGGCTCCAACGTCGCCAAAGGCGCCGCCTTAGAATCAGCCGGCACCGGCGCCCTGCAAGCGGCCGCCGGCACCGCCGTTGATTCGCTGGTCGGCTATGCCGAAGAAGCCGTCAACAATGCTACCGGCTCAGACGGACGCATCCGCGTCCGCATGGCATAGGAGACTAAACATGAACTCAAATTTACAGATACTCGATCTCAATTCGAGTGCAGGGCAACAGGCCATTCTCGGCGGGCGACCGACGGTCAACAAACGTACCGGCGAGGTCACCATCACCAGCTCACGCGGCTTACGCGTCAACTCGGCGCTGCGCAGCACGGAATGGGCGGAGCTTGACAGCCAGATTATCGCCGCCGCCGTGCCACCGCTGCGCTTGACCAATCTACTGGTCAGCCGCGGCTTGACGCGCCGCCTGGGCAGCCTCGGCACCATCATCGCCCAGTACAACCAAATTGGTGAGATGACGGCCGCCAGCGCTACCATCCGCGGCCATGCCTCGGTGGAAAAAGACCTGGCTGACTTTACGATTGCCGGCGTGCCGGTGCCCGTTGTGGCCAAGGAGTTTGAGCTCGACGAGCGCTTGCTCCAATCCAGCCGCATGTTGGGTGACGGTCTCGATGTGGCCAACGCTGCCGCTGCCGCCCGCGTGGTGGCCGAGAAGATTGAGGACATGCTCATCCTCGGTGACACCAGCATCAATATCCTCGGCCAAACTATCTACGGCCTGACCACCCATCCCAACCGCAACACCGGCACCGCTACCAGCTTTGGCGGCGGCGATTGGGCCACCGACGGCAATGCCACCAAGACCATCGCCGGCATGATCGGGGCTGCGCAAGCCGACGGCTATTATGGGCCTTACGGCGTCTTTGTCTCCGGCACGCAGTTCAACGAAGCCGCCTTCATCTACACCACCGACGGCAGCGGTGACACGCCGCGTGACCGCATCCTGCGTATGCAGGGCGTCGTGGCCTATGAGCAGATTCCGCAGTTGGCTGACGGCACCGTGTTATTGGTGCAGTTAACCGCTGATGTCGTGCAGATTGCCTATGTGCCCGGCTACTTCCCCAGCACCACGCGGGAGTGGGTCAGTGGCGACCGTATGCTCAATTCATTCAAGGTGATGGCCGTGACCACGCCGATTGTCAAGGGTTCGGCCGGCGCCAGAAGCGGCGTAGTCCATGCAACTGGGGCGTAGCTCATTGAATATGAATTAACTTTTGCAACGAAGATACGAGGAGCTTAGAAAATGTCCGAACAACAGAAGAGCCCAGAGGAACAACGCCGCGCCGATGAACAACAGCGCCGCACCGAAGAGCAACGCCGCACAGCAGGTCAGCGCGGCACGACAGAACAGCGTGACGCCGAAGCTAAGCGCAAAGCAGGGGAGACGCAAACCTACGTCGTCAAAGAAGGGCAGACGTGGGGCAGCAATCCGCCCCTAGAGGCCGGCGATACGGTCGAGTTGACCGAGGCCGAAGCCGCCGGCTTTGAGGATAAGCTGGAGCCGGCGGACGCCGCTGCCAAGCGTGACCAGGATGCGCCCGCGGATGGCACTACGTCGTCACCCAGCGGCCCGGCTGTGCCCAAGCGACCGAGCTAACCATGGCCACCCCACAGGATTATGAGCGCTTGCGCCTAGATTGCGGCTTGGCGGCCACCGACACGGTAACGCTGCCCGATGCACAGGCCGAAGATAACTTCGACCGCGCCGCGCTCATCTATCCTGACCCCACCAATCCCGCCGGCGCCCAGTTTGCCTCTACGCGCGTGCTGACCCTGGAGCAACTGTACGCCTCATCTGTCACATCGACCGATTACACGCAGAACAACTCGACGGAGAAGGCCAGCCAGTTGTTTGACCACTACGGCAAATTGCTCGACCTGTGGAACCGCAAGCTTGATAAGGCGGCGATGGGCGGGGCGGGCGGTGGCGTTGCCATCTTCCAGGTGATTTGAAATGATCCCCACTTCACCCATCCAGGCCAAACGCATCACTCAGCGGGCGCAGGATGCCGCCAAGCGTATCGGGGAAAAACCCACGTCGGTCGTTTTCAAGACGGCGGCTGGGGCGACGCTGCCGGCGCAAAGTCTGCGATTGGAGTATGACAACCGCGCCTCCCTGGCCAGCAGCGCAGCGGGGGCGGCGCCGCGCATGAACCTGATTATCTACGGCGTGCGCGGGCATCCAAGCCTTGTTGATTCGGTCATCAGCGAGGGCTATCGCTTTAACTTTGGGGGCGACGCTTATACGGTGATAGACGTCATCCTGCAACTTGGCGAGATTCAGGGCATTGCGGTCGCCCAGGGCTAGTTTTGAGTAAGGACTATCAGATGGAATCCATCCATGTCAAAGCGGCTAAAGATGACGGCAAGATCGCCTTTGCCGAGCAAAACGAAGCGCACCCCGATGGCGAGGCAACTGTGATCGGTGACGGCGAGGTAGTCAAGGTCGCCAGGACGCCGGCGGTCGAGCAGGCAATCCTGGACGGCAACCTGGTACAGGTCAAAGACGCGGGGTTGCCGGAAGATGCTGTCAGCGCCACCACCGAAACCGTTGAGACCGAAGTATTTGATGATGAGGAAGAGGATGCGTGAGGATCCCCTTCTACGTGCCGGTGCTGCTTGACCCCTGGGAATCCTACGGGCTGATTGGCTTGCAACTGGTACGCCATCTCGAACGCATGGGTGTCGAAGTAGATCTCTATGGGCCAGCGCCCGACCTACCGCGTGCCCATGCGCACACGGCCCCCGGAGGCATCGTGCTGGGGCCGGTGGACACCTTTGCCTATCACGGCGAACGCTTGCGCCAGGGGCCGCATGTGGCCATCACGATGTTTGAGAGTACGCGCCTGCCCGCCGACGCGCTTGGCAGCGAAGATGATTGGGTGACGCCGCTCAATGCGTGCGACGCCGTGATCGTGCCAAGCCGCTTTTGTGCCGAGGTCTTTGCCGATAGCGGTGTGCGGTCGCCGATTCACGTGGTGCCCTTGGGCATCGGCGACATCTACCGTTACCAGGAGCGTGCGCATCAAGGCGCACGCCTGACATTTCTGGCCTTTATCGACCGAGGGGAGCGCAAGGGCGGTCACATGGCGCTGCAAGCTTTCCTACGCGCTTTTGGCGATGACCCCAATTACCGGCTCATCCTCAAAAGCCGTAGACCCAGAACCGGCCTGAACTTTACCAATCCAAACATCGAGACGATCCAGGCGGATTTGAGCGAAGCCGAGTTGTACGCCTTGTATTCTCGCAGCGATGTCCTGATTAACGCTCACTGTGGCGAGGGATTTGGGCTGATTCCCAGAGAGTACGCGGCCACAGGCGGCCTCGCCTTAACGACCGGCTGGAGTGGCACCGCCGACGATCTGGAAGCCTGGGGCGTTGCGCTGCCTTACCGGCTGGTCAAGGCGGGTTGGCGTGATACGCCCAAGTACGCCGGCAAGGAACTAGGCGAGTGGGCGCAGGTGGATGTCAACGAGTTGGCTGCCACCCTACGCGCCATTGCCGAAGATTGGGAGAGCCAGCGTTTGACGTTGCCCGCTAAGGCCGCGGCGGTGCGTGAGCTCTACTCGTGGCCTGAATTTGCCAAGGGTGTGCTGGAGATTTGGAAAGATGTCGAGAGGGTGAGGGTGCACGCGTGAGCCGAGAAGAACAAATCGCCACTATCCTGCAAGCCGACAGCAGCCTGACCGCCATCCTTAGCGGCGGCATTTTTGTCTCTGGCGACTTAGGCCCGGCGGGCATTACGCGTGATTCCTGCCCTGATTGCTTTGACGCCGACGGCTATCTTTTGCCCTGCGCCATCGTCAAGCAGCGTGGCGACATCCCCACCTTTGAGGCCGGCGACGTGGCGGGCAAAGTCACCAGCGCCAACCAGGTCATCGAGCTTTGGCTCTATCAAGATACGACCTATACGGCCATCGATGCCGCCAAGCCGAACATCTATCGCCTCCTGCAAGGAGCCGTGCTGCCTGACAGCTTTGAGATTTACCTGTCCAATACGTTGTCCCGCCAACGGGATACGGGCGCGTTGCAGGATGCCAGTATGGAGCGCGTCGATTATGTGGTGCCGTTTGTCATGATGCCAATTTAGCAAAGAAGGATGGAAACAATATGGCCAATCTTATTACCTATCATAGAGGAATCCGAGGCCTGGCGATGGCCACTTGGACGGCCGAGAACAGCTACGGCACGCTCTACCCCATCACGGGTGCGCGCGGAGCTAACTTGCAATGGGTCGTCGAAAGCGACGAGCTGCGCGGCGACGATGTGGTCTTAGACCGCTACACCACGATGGTATCGGCTACCTTGTCGATTCAGGAGGCGTCGATTGACCTCAACGTGCTCGACATGTGGCTGGGCGGGACTTTGGTGTCTAATGCAAATTACTACGATCTAAAAGTCTCTGACGCCGACAATGTGCCCTATATCGCCATTGTCGGCCACATCGTCGGCAGCGGCGGCGTGGGCGACCTGCACTTCCTATTGCCCAAAGCCAAGCTGGCCGGCAACCTGCAGCTCAACGCCGCCGTCGATTCGTACATGATTCCGCAGGCTGATTTCCAGGGCGTGCAGGAAGGGCCGATTAACGGCATGTTACGCCTGCGCCACTACAACGCCTATCACCCGCTGGCCTTGCCACTGGCGACGACCTAATGAACGGACACAGCCCAAGCAACGGCAACGGTAGCGGCAGCGAACAGCCATTCGGCGACAAAATGAAGATCATGCGCCGCGACGGCTGGGAGCAGACGCTGCCCAGCGGGCGCACCATCCGCGTGCGTGCCCTAGAGCCGCACATGCTGCTGCGTGATGGCGACTGCCCCGACATCCTGACGCCGACGCTGCTGAGGTCTCTGTATGAAGGGCAGGATGCGGCGGCGCGTGCGTTTTTGACGACCGAGCTGCCCGGCACAGAAGAGGCGCTGGCCTTTGTGGATGCCATCGACCGCATTGTGGCCAAGAGCATCGCCGACGGCACGGATGTCTCGGAGCTGACGATTGGCGAGAAAAAATGGATTTTTCGCCTGGCCTTGGGCGGTGCCGAGCTGCTTTTAACCTTTCGTCTCGAACAGGCGAGAGATGTGGCGATTGTGGAGGAAGGCGAACCAGTTTCACCGGCTGCCGAGTGAAGTATTCGGGGAAGATAACGCACTGGCGGCGTGGATGCTCGACAACGCCGTCCTCACCTTCGGCACGCTGGTCGAGAACATGTTGCATGAAACCGTCGAGGTTGAGGTGGGAGAGCGCAAACAGTCAAAGCCGCGCTATTCGATTAGCCAACTGCTTGATCCGGCATTTGTATTCCCCCGGGATGACGACGCTGAAGAGGATGGCGGCGGCTGGGACGAGTCGAGCTGGGATGAGCAGGCACTTGTGACCAGTAAGGCCGAGGCTATCAACTTAAACGGCATCATCGGCGTGCAGGGCTTAAACTTTGACGAGGTAAAGGGGTGACGAATGTTCAAGTGGACGGTTCCACCCACAGAAGTATTTCCCCAGGGCTATAAGAACTATACACAGGCTCTATTTGTGACAGGGCGGCGCGTGGCGGAAGCGCGGGCGCAAGAGGCCGAGGCGTGGATGAAGGCCTCGGCTCCCTGGAATGACATCACCGGCAAGGCGCGGGCCGGTCTGCACGTTGACGTGACGCAAGCGCCGGCGGTCTTTGCCGAGCTTACCTTTGCCCACGGCGATGACGTCCCGTACTCCATATGGCTCGAGCTTGCCCATCAAGGATCTTTTGGAGTAATTTCCAAAAGCGTAGATTATTGGGGGCCTAAGCTCATGCAAGATTGCCAAAGGATCATAAATCTGCAATTGGCGGCTAAGTGATCGAACTAATCTGGTGCAATCAAACAGCGCGCAAGCCGGCGCTCCCACATGCCTTTGCGTTGGCTATCGAAGGCGTAAAAGGGCAGCTCGATCAGCGGCACGTGGTGCGCTTTGTATTGAGCTTGCTTGATTGCTTTGCGTTCTTTATAGCTGGCCGAGTCAACACCCCAGACTTCTATGTACCAGCCATTGGCAAGAAAATCGCAAAGCCCTCGAAATGGCAGGACAGGTTCATAGAGATACTCAACACCTTGATCGCAAAGCCAATTCGCTACCCGTCGCTCGTAGGTAGAGCGAACCAGATTGCCATCCTTTGTCTCGAAGCGAATACCGCCAGACCACCCACTATTACGAGCGGCAATATTGTGTTCTTGAAACAGAGTCTTTACCGGCGTAGCCGTTGCTCCATACAGTTGACCGATTTGCTCCATCGACAAGCCGTCATCATAAAGCGCTTGCATGGCGGCCAAATCATGCGGGTTGTTATGCCGTTCGTGCCAAGTCTTATGACGCGCGACGCCAGCACGATCCAACCAGTACGTAACAGCCGTCAAATCAACGCCATAACGCTCGCCTACCTCGCGATAGGTAAGACGTTCGGTATGGATCATGTGTTGAAGTTCGGCATCAGAAGGAAGCTCAATGCCGCGAGCATTCAAACCAATTCCAGCGGGCCGCACGGAAATTCCATGATGCTTGAGCCACTTGCCAACCGTGTTACCGCTGGCTTGATAGTGTTCGCCAATTTGAGCAGTTGTCATTTTCCAGTCGAGATATAAGTAAGAAAGGGTTTCCTTGTCTGGTACCGGTTTCTTATGAGCAACTTCCATGCCAGGCTGAAAACGAGCCGCTATATGATCGGGCCGAACAGGAATACCGTAATCATGCAACCATCCGCGAATTGTTTGAGCCTGCACTTCAAATCGACTTCCTATTTCGACGGGCGAAAGATGTTGCACTTTGTACAACTCGCACAGTACGTTTTTTGGCGGACGCTCTTTAGCGTTCCAGGGCGTGCGGCCTTTCATGCTTGGGCGATCCTTGCCCTTCTGCGCGGCAAGTCCACATTTGTGGCTGCAATGTCTTTGTTGGCCACTCGGACGCTTTTCAAATGTCTTGCCACAATATTCGCAGATACAGGTAAGAATGATGCGTTGCGCCTTGCCCGCGCATTGGCGACTGCAATGAACGGCATCCCGCGCAACGCTGTCTATCAGGAATTCTTTACCGCACTGCGGACAAGTTTTCTGGCGGGCATTGATTGCAGCCTCACGGCGACAAGCGATACTGCAACACTGGGGTTTCTTAGAGGCTTTACCGCGAAAAGTGATACCACAGTTCTTGCATACAAACATCTGAGCCATAAAAAAACGCCTTCTGTTAACGATTGACCGTTGCTTGTCGAGGGCATAGGTCGCTAACAGAAGGCAGCATGAACAATATCAGGTTACCTGTTTTCGGTCAACAAACTCGCCCTCGACAGGTGTAATTATATCATATTTGGAGCGGCAGATGGCTTTCAATTCGGTAAGGTACGAGGGGATTAACGGGCCTGATCTTGCTCGACATAGCCGACCACGCCATTCCCGCAATCCACCTTGTAATAGTAGATGTAGGGCGCGTAGCGTGACTTGTGAAGTTCATTGTCAAGTCGTTGGCATACGTCCTGGCCGGCAACGTCGGTGAAGGTGGTAGTGGCATCTTCGCTCAGGTTGTTCCAGATATGCACCTTGCCATTGTTCCATTCTTTGGCGACAAGGGTAAGGGCGTAACGGCCCTGAGTGGGAGCGGAAGCGCGCGTGGAGCCTTGCCCTGGATGCAGGATGGCAGAGCCGACATTGAAGAGGACAAGCGAACTCAGTAGGACGGTAAAAATCAGGCTCTTTGTTTTCATAGATGGACAGATTAGCACGCAAACGGGTGACTAGTTCTTTCAGATAGTTGACAGATTAAGGTGCAGCCATGCCAGAGGGTAGCGGCGTAGGTCTAGGAACTGCCACGGGAAAAGTTCGCATTGATGCTGAGCTGGACGCTGCGGCCGCGCAGATCAACCAGTTCAGCAGCCAGAGCGAAAAGCAATTCGCTAAGATTGACGCGGCTACGCGGCGCACCGAACAGGCGCTCGGCGCCCTCGCCGGCGCCTTTGGTATTAGTCTGGGCGTGCAGGGCGTTGCCCAGCTCGGCAAAGCCGTCGTCGCCTCTGCCGAATTGGCGACTTCTTATGAGCGCCAACTCATCGCGGCTGAGAATCTAGCGGGCAGCCAAGAAAAACTCAATGAGCTCTTAGCCGTCTATGAGCAGTCGACGGGCGGGGCCGTTGACCAAGCGACCGCCCTGCAAAACGTCACCAAACTGATGGCAGTCGGCTTTGGTGACAACGCCGCGGAGCTGGAGCAATTTGCTACGGCCATTCGTGGCATCTCGCTAGCGATGGGACAAAACCAGGAAGCCGTCACGCAGCAATTAGTCCTGGAATTGTTCACCCAGCGCGGGGCACGCCTCGACCAGCTTGGTTTGCAATATGACCTGATCAAAGCACGCGCCGATGAACTGGCGAAAGCAGACGGCTCTTTAACGGCACAGATGGCGTACCAGCAAGCCGTTCTGGAGCAGGCAAACGAACGTTTTGGCGCCCTGGCGACCAGTAGTGCAGGCGCAGCGACCGGCATTGAAAAGCTCGCCAAAGCCTGGAAGGACTTCCAACTGGCACTGGGCCAGGGGGAGGGAGGCGGCGCCGTCAATTCGTGGGCAGAAGGCGCCACGGGTGAACTGGAGGGCTTGCGCCACATGCTCTTCCTGGTGCAAGAGGACATTCGCCGCACGCGCCAGGAGTGGGATACCGAAATCGGCAGCACGTCCTTTGGCAAAGGCGTTCAAGACTTTATGACGGCTGACCCCTTGGGGGATTGGTTACGCCAATCCGAAAAGCGTTTTGGGCCGACCTTTGAGAATTACAAAACCCCTTCCTGGATGACCTCCAGCAATACCCCGCTTGCCCCGGCCGCCGCACCCGGTTTCAGTGCCGAAGCCAATGAGGCCATGCTGGAATGGGCCGCCGAGCGCACCGAAATCGAGAGCCAGGCCAACGCCGACATCCTCGACGAGAACAACAGCTACCAGCGGCAGCGCGCCGACATGATCGCGGATTACGAAAAGAACCTGACACGCTCTGCCGCCAACTATGCCAAGCAGCGCGCCCGGAGTATCGAGGATTATGAAAAAGGCGTGGCGCGCTTCGAGCGTGACGCCCAGGCGCAGCGCTTACGCATGGCCGAAGATCATGAGCGCAATATGGCGCGTATGCGTGAAGATCACGACCGCCGCCTGGCTGACCTGCAAGAAGATTTAGACACCAGGAACAGCGAGCGCCGCGCCGAGTCGGCTGAGCGCCTGGCCGACTTTGCCGAAGATCGTGACGAGGGCATTGCCGAAGCGCGGGAGAAGAGCGCCGGCCGCCTGCTGGAGATTGAAGAGGACTACACACGTGACCGTGCGCGTGCCGCCCGCCAGCATGGCGATACGCTGGACGAGGCCGCCGCCAACCTGGACGCCAAGGCCGTCTACAACGAGCAGCGCCGCTTTGCGCGTGAGAACGCCGACGCGGAAGAGGCGCACACGGAAAAGGTCAGCGACGAGCAAAAGAAGCTCGACGAGTCGATTAAGAACCTCAACGAGGCCTACGATAAAAAGGTCGCCGATGAGAATGAGGCTTTGCAGAAGTCGATTGACCAGGCGCAGACCGCCTATGACAAGCAGGTTGCCGATGCTAACGCGGCGTTTGGTCAGCGTGAGCTAGACGCCATCGCATCGTACAAGCAGCAGGCCATTGACTTCGAGACGCAGCACCAGCAGCGCCTGACCGACATGGCGGGCGATTTTACGGAAGAGATGACGCAGCGCGACAACGACCAGATCGCCCGCATCGGCGAGATGAAAATCGACCATCAGGAAGACCTGACCGAACTCGACACCGAGCACGGCGAACGGCTTACGCAAATCGGCACGCACGCCGCCGAGGAGCGCGGCAAGTTGGACACTGAATTTGAGAAGCGCATGACGCAGTTGACCGGCCACGAATTCGACCTGGAACTCGAAGCCTTCAAGCACCAGGATCGCATGCTGGGCGGCTACCAGGATTATCTGGATGACATGGAGAAGGAGCAAATCAAGCATCAAATCCGCATGCTGCGCCTGCTCGCAGAGACGCCTGGACTGACGCCAGCGGAAATCGCCGAGATTGACGCAGCCATCACCGACTTAGGTATTGCCCTGGGCAAGGTGGGCGATGCCGCCACGCACGTCGACCCGCGCATAGCGCCGGTGCCAACCTATCCGGGGGAGGTCATTACGTCGAGCGTTATCGGCGGGAGCTCTATCGTACCCGCAGCAGGCACAACTGGCAGGATAAGCGGCGCCGGCGGCACAGCTGTCACAATCGCCCCAGGCGCCATTGTCATCAATGCGGCGGCGGGGGCATCGGTGGCGGGCATGGGCGACGAATTTGAGCGGCGCCTGCTCGACGTGCTCAAGAGGGTCGGGAAGGTAGGCGTCAGATGACCACAAGCGACTATCGGGCCAAGACGGGCATCAATCAGACGCTGGTCAGCCTGACCAGACTGCCGACACAGCCGACCAGCATGGGCGTGGTCGCTACGCGGCGCGTAGCGATGGGCGATGGCTCCGTCCTGGACCAGGGGCTGTACGTGGAGTGGGTCTACAACGTCATCGAGGATGCGACACAGCTATTGGCCATCCTGACGCCGCTGGGCCTGCACACGGCCAAGTCTGCCGCCGTCACCATTTATACGCGCGACGACCTCTATGCCTATAAAAGATATAACGGGGTCGCTGTGCGCCCTGCGCCGAGTTGGCAGAACTACTTCCCGCGCAACGTGGTGATCATGATTCGCAATCTTGAGCTTTCAACTTAGGAAATCATATGGCCCTGCGCCTTTACTTGCATAAGCCCAAAGTGGTCTTTACGGCCCAGGTCGACCTGGGTGGCAATGCGGCTGTCTATCCGCAGTACGTGATCGCCTTCAAGAATGTAACAGTGGGGGCGTATACGGCTCTGCGCTCAGGCATGACCGTTCTCTTGGGAACGGCGCCCGGCAAAGACGACTACGGCAGGCTGCGCTATCGGGAGATGGACGACCTCTACCCCACCAATGTCATGCACGTGGGCCGTTTCTCGCAGGGCATCGGCGATGGCGAGGGCACGCTGGTCGAGAACTCCTATATCACGGTGCTGGAAGATTACCGCGTGTGGGCCAAGATTCCCTGGTTTCACGGCGGCGCCATTTGGAAGGACAGCGAAGTCGCTTCCTTCAACAATGTAGACCGCCCGCGTCCCGTCGCCAACGGTGGGCCAGGGACTGCGGGCCAGGTCGATGCCGCCGGCTGGCTGACGGTCACTTTTAACGGCAATAACTCCTGGGCCTTCTCTACCGCATCGTCACCGCCGGTCGTGGGGGCAGCCTCTTTCCTGTGGGCATGCACCTCCACTGCCGGCACCTGGGAAGTCGTCTCCGGCTCCTTGACCACTGCCATCGTCACGCTGCGCTTTAAGAAGGGTTTTCACCAAGTATATTTGACGGTGACAGGGGGTTCGCCTGTGCAGTCGCATACGTGCCAGGTTCCCGTTTTCGCCTGTGACCCCAGCGACCCCGCCAATGCGGGCATTACCGCCTTTCACGTCACCAACCACACCCACACTTTTGTAGGGCAGGAGATGAGCATCGAGTTCTTCACGCCGCTGCCGCGTGACCAATACCCGGACGGTACGCTGATGATGCTGTGGGATGACGCCATCTTCTATGACCCCACCATGCGTTGGCACATGCAATTTATCGGCTGGCACCAGAGCGACGCCGCGTCCACGCGCGCCGAGGATACGGCTACGCTGCACAGCGCAACCATGACCTTCTACGATGTCAACAAACGCTTGGAGTCGCTGCCCGGCTTCACGCAGGCGGTGAAGTATGACGCTGCGCCGGTGCAGTGGACGCAGACCAAGCTCCCCAACCTTCTCTATTATTGCTGGTATCTGCTCTACTGGCACTCGACCGCCTGTGAGGTGGCCGACTTCCTGGTCGATAGGGCGCAGATGCTGGCGACGATGGAATTTGTGGAGGTGGGCAGCGACCGCGCCAACCTTTATGCCCAGGTCGAAGCCATCGCTATGTTTTGTAATCCCGATCATCACTTTACTTGCAGCCGCCAGGGTGAGCTGCGCCTGGTCGTTGACCCGCAGGTGCAGAACGCCTCCGACCGCGGCACAACCGTGTGGGATCACTTCGACGATTCTAAGTGGACAGAGATTAGCTACACCTACGCACGCCCGCCGAGGATGGGGCAGATTCGCACGATGGCGATGTTGGCGGGCCGCAACAAGGTGGACGTGGGCGGCGTGCCCACGATTCCCGTCATTGCCTGTGATGCGCCTGGTGACAGCCGTGGCCAGGGCGAGCAGGAGTTAGAGAACAGCCACAAGATCACCGTCTCGCAATTCTCGCTCAACGTCGTCGAGGGCAACCGCTATGCGCGCCTCAACGCCCGCGTAGGCCTCTTCAACATCTCTGTGCCGCTGGAAAAGATGTACAGCGGGCTTGACCTCTCCATCCCCAACTGGGTGCTGCTGACCATCAGCGATGCCAACAAGAGCGAGCGCGAACTGCCCGCCACCTTTACCGCCCAGCGTGGGCTGGTACAGGAAATGAACATCGCCTACGACTATCAGCCCACGGGCCTAATTCGTACCGTCAGCTTTAGTTGGGAGATGGAAACGAGCGGCAAGCCGGCGCAGACCCACGTTTTGTGGCCGGATGTGCCGGAAGCCGAACCGGCGTTGGCGGCAGCGGCGAGGGAGGCGAGGTCATGACGCATGAAGCCGAACTTGCCCAGGCGTTAGACCGCATCTGGGAAAAGGGCAACGAGCGCAACTGGATTCTGGGTCGCTTGGGAACAGAAACCGGCGCAAACGAGGACATTGATGTCGCCGGCAGACCCGGCTATGTGGTCGTCTCGCTGGGGGCTGCGGGCAACCTGGGCGTCGGCATTGCCATTGACCGCGTGGGTGCGCTGCGCTCCAACTTCCAGGCCATTAAGATGCGGCGGGAGAACGGCGAGTTGGTCATCCGTGAGGCGGCTGCCACCGCCGGCGGCAGTGGTGGCGGCGGTGGCAGTGACACGCTGGCAGGCCTCAGCGACGTGCAGCTTACCTCGCCGGCCAGTGGCAATGCGCTCCAATACAACGGCACAAAGTGGGTCAACGTCATTCCGGCGGGCGGGGCTGGCGGTGCACCCTCGCCGCATGCCCATGAGAGCAGCCACCATACGGGCTTGCTCAACTGGGCGACCGTCAACAAGTCGGGATCGTCGCTTGCCGACTTGACTGACCACGCTCATGGTTCGCTATCGGGCATCTCTCCTGACCAGCATCACCCCCACGTCCACCCCCTGGTGGGGACGGATGGTGTGGGTGTCGCCCAGCATACCGCCACTGGCTTGACCCCTGGCTATACCCTACGCGCCACTTCGCCCACCACTTTCGCCTGGGCGCAGTTGCAGCATGACGACCTGGGTGGCATCGGCGCAAACCAGCATCACGCCCAATTGCACAATATCACCGGCCCTGACCACACCATCGCCGGCGCCGCCTTTGATCTGGTGGGCGCCGTCGCCACCAATACGCTCGGCCTCTTGACGCCAACGCACACGCCGGGCGCTGCCGCTAGAATCCTCAAAACCGATGGCTTTGGCGGCCTGGCCTTAGATACCACCCTCTTTGTTGTGGATGGGCAAACCGACCAAGTAACGATCGGCGCCGGCCTCATGGTCGCCGATGCCACCGTCAATAAGTGGGTGGGCATTAACCGGGCGCCCAACGGCGCCGCCCTCGACATTATTGCGGCCAAGACCACCGACATAACGCAAAGAATCAAGCAAAAGGCCGGCCAAACTAGTCGGCTATGGCGGATTGAAGATAGCGCCGGCGCCGAGCTAATCGTTTTGGATAGTCAAGGCAATTTGCAGAGTGGCAACCCGGGCTTTTACTCGGGCCTCATGGGATGGCAGATCTCACATACAGGTAACGCCGAATTTAACGACATTTGGGCCCGAGGTGAATTGCACGCGTCGGTATTCGTCAAAGACGAGATCCACGCCTCGGGCGGCACCCTGATCGTGGCAACGGCCGGCAAATTGCACGCCGACGCCATCATCAACGCGGCCGTTACCGACAATGAGGAATTACAAGTTTATAGTAGCGCCGCCGGCTTTCCGAGCGCGACCACCGATCCATTAACCATTGTCACCACAAGCGCCACCTTTGAAGGTACCACCCTCTTTACTGCCGGCGTCGGCAATAGAATCGAGATCGACGATCCCGCCAGTGGCCCGGGCTTTTATTTCTCGCCGGGCGAAATTATCCGCGTCAAAACCGAGATCGACCAAAAGAACTCTAATAGCGATTTGCGCCTGGCGAGCCTATGGCTTGAGGTAATGAGCGCGACGCAGGCGGACGGATACAGCATTTACAGCGTCACCAAGCGCAGCGGCAGCGACTGTACCATCCCGGCCGGCACCGCCGTCGTGAGCTATGGCCAGCGCGGCGATGGCCGTATTTTGATGACCTCTGATCTCAATTACGCGCCCTATATCGATGTTTTTACCACCGGCGAGAATCCTTGGGCCGGCGGCCCGGGTGACATTATCCCGCGTATGCGCATGGGGCGCCTCGATGGCGTGGGGATGCCGGGCGTAAGTGGAATCCCTCAATATGGCATGATCGCCGGCAGCGACTTGACCGATGCCAATAGTGGCTATTTGGTGGCCTCTAACAAAGGTATTCGCCTGGTCAAAGTGCCGATCATTCTTAATAACGGCATAAGCAACACCGGCTATTGGGCGCCCGATGGCAATTTATACGTGGGCAAGAATGTCGGCGATCCCTACAATGGCGATGAGCAACCGACGACGACCGGCCTGCGCGTGATCACCACCGGCAGCCAAGGGGGCAACGTCATTATTGGCGACGAGGCCAAGGGAAATTATCTGCGCTGGTCGCAGGCCAACGGCACCCTTACCGTCGCTGGATCTCTTTTGGTTCAAGACCCCGGCACCACCGTCACCCAAAAGTACGTGGACGACCAAGATAAAATTTACGACGCCAAGGCCGACCTTTCCGCCACCGGCTATGCAGGCCTGGCCAAGACCCAATCACAAGCCTATTTTGAGGCGCGGCGCGTGAACAAAGTGGGCGGCACCTGGAGCAGCCCGGCCGCCAATATGATCGCCTGGGCGTCGGTGGCTATCCATTTCTCGAATAACACCTCGCGCGTCGTCACCAATGGCCAATTGGCCTCGACGATGAGCGTGCGCACCTATCTATTTATTGACCTCGGCGACACCGTTGGCAATTTGGATCTCATCGAGTCAACCAGTCCGCTTATCAACAATGTTAACTATGTGCTGATCGCCGTTTGCGATCCCGGCACCCCCAAAGCCAGCGTCAACGTAGTGGCCGGCGGCACCTATATATCTGGTGGCAACATCTTCACGAACTCGATCAACGCCGACCGTATTGTCGCCGGCAGCATCACCACCGACCGAATGACGGCCAACACCATCAACGGCGACCGCATCACCTTTAATACGCTACAAGGCGACAAGATTGTCGCCGGCACCATCACCACCGGCAACATGACGGCCAACACCATCAACGGCGACCGTATAGCCTTTAATACGTTGCAAGGCGACAAGATCATCGCCGGCACCGTCAGCGCCGATGCCATCGCGGCGACGACCCTTTCGGCCATCCAATCGAGTACGGGCGTGCTGATCGTCAATAACAATGGCGCCATCTTTTCGGCCGGAAAGTCGAGCTATGGCAACGGTACCGCCGGCTTTTTCCTTGGCTATGATGGCGTATCGCCAGTGGGCTATAAATTCAATATCGGCAACGCCAACAATTGGTTAAAGTGGGATGGCGATGAGCTACTCATCCAAACCATCGTGCCGATCAATATCAAAGCATCAATTTTGAGCAAAGTCTTTGACTTTACGAGTAACAACGGTGGCGCCGTTAGCGCTTTGACCTTTGATAATGCCGGCGTATTGGGTACACCAAGCACCTTTAGCCCGGCGCGCATCATTACGGGCGGCGTCAATTCTTCCCTTTTAACCATGACGTGGCCGTCAACGACCGGCGAAAAAGAGGTGATCGCCTTTGAGTTTGGCGGCAGTCGGCGCGCCATTGGCTATAACTCGACAAATGGCTATATCTCATTCCCGGCCGACATCGCGAGCCCAAGCACGATCTTTAGCAAGGCGCTGATC